AAAAAATATAGACAAGCTGGAGTATCAACAGCAACAGCGGCATGGATTTCAAAGAAATTACAATTTGCTTCGAAAACTAAACCAGAAAAAGTACTAATACTTGCAAATAAATTAGATACAGCTCAAGAGTTAGCCAATAAAGTTAGACAGTTTCTAAATCAGTGGCCTGATTGGGTTAATATTGGATTCTCAAAAGAGAAAGATTCACAAAGACACTATAAACTTAATAATGGGTGTGAGGTTAAAGCGGTAGCTACTTCTGTAGATGCACTAAGAGGGTATACACCAACAATATTAATATTTGATGAGGCAGCGTATATTGAAGCAGGTGACGATTTATGGGCTGCATGTATGGCATCTTTATCCACTGGGGGTCAAGTAATAGTTATATCAACCCCAAACGGGTACGATAAAATTTATTATGAGATTTATGACCAAGCAATACAAGGGATGAATAATTTTGTAATATCTGAATTACATTGGGAAAAAGACCCAAGATTCACCAAGGACTTAGTTTGGATTAAGACTAAAGATATTATTCATTACCTTTTAAATAGGGAAGATTATGACGATAGTCTAAATTTAATAGAAAAAGACCAAGATAAATTTAAGGATTTAATTAGAGCGGGGTATAAACCATACTCTTCTTGGTTTGAGTCCATGTGTAAAAAATTAAAATTTGATAGAAGAAAAATATCACAGGAATTAGAAAGTGCTTTTTTAGGTTCTGGAGATAATGTAATCCCAATAGAAACTATAGATAATATAAAAGAAAGTATGGTTGAAGAACCTAAAGAAAAGTATGCAAGTGGACAACTATGGGTGTGGGAAGAGGCACAAGCAGACCACAAATATATTATGGGAATAGATGTTTCTAGGGGTGATTCTGAGGATTTTACATCTATATGTGTTATTGATTTTGAGGAAAGAAAACAAGTTATGGAGTATCTTGGTAAAATACCACCCGATTTAGCTGCAGACTTAGCTTTTAAATGGGGTAATATATACAAAGCATATATTGTAATAGATATAACTGGGGGTATGGGTGTAGCGACAGCGAGAAAATTACAAGAATTAGGTTACAAAGATTTATATGTGGAAGGAGCTAATACAGCTGATAAATGGAAATACAACCCTAAACTACTAGAAAAAATACCAGGATTAACTTTTAACAACAAAAGAGCCCAAATTGTATCTTCTTTTGAGGAAGCTTTGCGACATGGATTTAACATAAAATCACACAGATTGTTAAATGAATTATACACTTTTGTATTTGTAAACGGAAAACCAAATCACATGAAAGGAAAACATGATGATTTGATAATGGCTCTGGCTATGGCTATCTATGTTGGTGAAAATTCTTTTTCACAACTAAATAAGGCTAATGATATGACAAAAGCTATGTTAAATAGTTGGGTAAACACAGAAGATGGTGTCGAAGAAACGTCAGTACATTTAAGAGGTAGACCTAATACTGATGTGTTAAATCCACGAGTAAAACCTCACGCTGGTAGTGAACAATTATATAGAGAATATAGCTGGTTATTCGGGGCTAGTAAAAAAAGGTAAAGTAGTTCACTATTTATAATAAAATTACTATTATTTAGATATGGCAGAAAATTTAACAATATTCCAGAGACTATCCAAAGTATTTGGACCAGACGGCCCTAGAAGAGTCGAACCAACCTATCAACAGTATAAGTTTAATAAAGATGACTTGTTGAAGACAACTTCTAAAGCTCAATATGAGAAAGAAAAGTTAACAGCACAACAAACGGTTTATTTGTCTAAACAATGGCAAAAAATTGAAAATGAAATATACACACAGTCAGTTTATTATGAACCAACTAGATTAGCTTCTTATTACGATTATGAATCTATGGAGTTTACACCTGAAATTTCAGCTGCACTTGATATATACGCGGAGGAATCTACTACACCATCTACAGAAGGACACATATTAACTATATATTCAGAGTCTACAAGAATTAAATCTATATTAGCTGACTTATTTAATAATATTTTAGATGTAAACACAAATTTAGCTATGTGGATTAGAAATACTGCAAAATATGGTGATGATTTTGTTTATTTAAAAATAGACCCAGAGAAAGGTGTTATCGGATGTAACCAATTACCGAATGTTGAGATAGAACGTGTAGAATCAGGAACCTACCCAAACGTAAATGTTGACGGAGACGAGAAGGATAGAAAGATAAAATTTGTATGGAAAGATAAGGGTCTTGAATTTAATTCTTGGGAATTAGCCCATTTTAGACTTTTAGGTGACGATAGAAGATTACCATATGGTACTTCTATGTTAGAGAAAGCAAGAAGAACGTGGAAACAACTTATTTTAGCGGAAGACGCTATGTTAGTATATAGAACATCTAGAGCTCCAGAAAGAAGAATATTTAAAATATTTGTTGGTAATATGGACGACCAAGATGTTGAAGCTTATGTACAAAGAGTAGCTAATAAGTTTAAAAGAGACCCGGTAGTAGACCCACAAAACGGCCAGGTAGACCTTCGATATAATCAAATGGCTGTTGACCAAGACTTCTTTATTCCAGTTAGGGACCAAGGAGCACCTAGCCCAATAGAGACATTACCGGGAGCAACTAATTTAAGTGAAATCGCGGATATAGAATATATACAGAAAAAATTATTAGCAGCTTTAAGAATACCGAAAGCATTTTTAGGGTTTGAGGAGGTTGTCGGTGAAGGAAAAAACCTCGCCTTATTAGATATTAGATTTGCAAGAACAATCAACAGAATTCAAAAATCTATAGTACAGGAATTAAATAAGATAGCTATAATACATTTATATGTTTTAGGTTTTGAAGAAGAATTAGACAATTTTGCATTAGGACTAACCAACCCATCAACACAAGCGGAGTTACTTAAATTAGAAGCTTGGCAAACTAAAATAACATTATATAAAGATGCGGTAAGTGACCCAGGTAATGGGATATCACCTACTTCAGCTACTTGGGCTAAGAAACATATATTAGGAATGAGTGATGATGAAATTAAATTAGATTTACAACAACAAAGGTTTGAGAAAGCAATCGCTAAAGAATTAGAGACAACCGCAGAGATTATTAAGAAAACAGGTGTATTTAATCAAATAGACAAATTATATGGTGATATAGAAGATACTGAAAAAGCTGAGGGTGAAGAAGGTGACATCACTGGTGGTATGATGGATGGAGGAGAAGAAAGTTCACCACCACCACCTATGGGGGGACCACCCGCTCTAGAAATAACACCACCACCAATGGCAGATACGGATACCGGTGGCGGAGAACCAGAAGCAGCAGCAGAGAGTTTTAAAATAGAAAAAGACTTACCACTTATATTAGAAAATAAAGGAATTCATTTACCAGATTTTGAATTGATGAGTAAAAAAGCAAATTTAGAGATTGATAAGATTAATGAAGAAATAGATAATTTAGTTAAAGACTAGATATTTATTTTAAAAAGATATGTCTATGAAATCATTTGGTTATTATAAAAATAATATAGATTCCATATTAGAAAACTGCTATGGAAATAAAAAACTGTTTAAAGAGAACTTTCACGTGGTTATGGGAGCTCTAAAACTTTCTAAACCTTTTCGTGAATTTTTTACAGTATATAATGAAGTTGAACAAAGAAAATTTAACAGTAAAGAAGAATTAACCGAATATATAAATGAGTCTATCACCTATCTTAGACCAAAGATAAAATCTATAAAAAGTGTATGTAATATATTAGAAATAGTTTTTAGTAAAAGAAAAAATCTAATAAACGAGAATAAAAATGAAGTTTATAATAACTTAGATTATTTAATTTATAAAAAAGGTGTTAGAAATATAACAAAAAGATTAGATATTAAGAAAAATTTAATAGAATCGGTTATTAATAAAAAATCTAATAAACTTTCAGGGACAAAATTAACACCCCGAGTACTTGCTTATAGCTTATCAGAAAACTATAATAAAGAATTTGCAAACCTATCGAAGGAAGACAAAAAAGTTCTATCAGAAGTACTGCACATAAAACCCCAAAAAGTAAACGAACAGTTTCAAACTGAGAAGAAAGATATTTTAACAAAAATAAATTTATTAGTTAAAGATAGTGGTGAAGAAAATTTAAAAGCAAAGTTAACTGAAACAAAAAATGTAGTTTTAAAAATGAATTCCGATAAAATTTCACTGTTAAGACTAAAACAGTTAGGGAAAGATTTGAATTAGTTTTAGTAAAAACCTATACTTCATATAAAGACATAATACATGAAGACAGGAAAAACAATAGCAATAAAGGTACACCCGAAATTTAAATCCTACATAGGAACAGTAGACTCAAAAAACCTAAAATCAATATACGTACAATTCTCAAGTTGGGCACAACCCACCAAAGAATATAATTGTTGGGGGTGTGTGGTTAAAAACTTTAAAAAACTTTTAAAAACTAAAATGACAAGGTTAATTGATAAAAGTTTATTTAAAGACAACATGATAGTAGATTTAGATTTACGTAGTAGTGGTGTTGAATTAGGTAAAAAATCATTTATGAAGTGCGAAATGACTTTTTTCACAAAAAGTAAAATAAGCCTAAAAGATAAAAGCACAATTAGTGGTATAGAATCCAAAACACAGAAATTAATTAACGAAGAATTAAAAAATAATGAATACTTTTCATTTCATTCAGGAAAAAAGTAAAATTAAAGATAGTTTTGTTTTTTTTGTTGGTACCGATATATTTATCTATAGAATAAATTAAATAATAAACTATAATATGGGATTTTTAGAAGCAACACAACAATCAGGCATAGGAAACAACGATAAACCAACAACTGAATCAATTTCAGGGATTTCGGCAAATAATATGAATATTCATAATTACAGTGAGATTACGATTATTTACGCAACTGGTACAACTATTACGACTGTTGCTAAGAACCCTCACTTAACTTTGAAAAATAAAGGATGTGTGTATAATGGGCAACCTTCTTGGTCTTTTGAAGATGGAGTTTATGATGGTGATTATACTACCGCTTCACATAAACACCACAGTGATAGATTCGGTAGTGCTGAGTGTCAAGGTCAATCTCATATACTAAGATATGGTGGAAGCGGAAGTACTGGTTCTTGGGAATTCGTTTCTCATGGATTCATTACAAGTGTAACCGACTCAACATCATTAAATCCATTCTCGATACAAGGTAGTGGACAAACAACACCAAATATAAATACAGCTTGGGTAGGTGGTACTGGAAAATGGATTCCAATGACAGGTGCAACAGACAACTTTCCTTATGGTAGATTAAGAATTTGGGATAAGACATATAATCACGGTGGTCTTTACGCCATTCAAACTGATGGAGCTACAACACCTTTAGCTTAAAGTTATATTAAAAATATAAGTAATAATTAAAACCTCATAAACATGAGGTTTTTTTTATTCATTGTAATCTATTTATAAATAAAACTAATTTATATGAAGATTTTAGGAGCAAAAGAAGTAGGACATGGAATATTAATAGAATATGACGCTGGAAGCATCTCACCAAAACACAACTCAAAAATTTTAAGAGAGATAGCAGACCCAAACTTTGATGGGGAAGTTGAGATGTATTGCATACTACAAAAATATGATGTACCAAATAGAAATGGTAGGATATACCCAGAAAATATATTAAAAAGAGAAAACGAAAGATACCAAGACGTTATTAAAAGAGGTGGCTCTATATCTGAATTAAATCATCCAGAATCTTCTTTAATAGATTTAGAAAGAACTTCACATGTTATTACTGAAACTTTTTGGGACGGTAATAGATTAATGGGTAAACTTAAAATGTTAACAAGTCCTGGATATCATAAAGATGGTGTAGTATCTACAATGGGTGACATCGCAGCAAATCTGTTACGTCAGGGTATAACACTAGGTATTTCATCAAGAGGTGTTGGGTCACTTAAAGAGAGCGGAGGGCACAATGAGGTACAAGATGACTTTGAATTAATATGTTTTGACTTGGTATCATCACCATCAACCCCAGGCTCATATCTATTTAAAAACCCAGGAGATGCGGATATGTATGATGAGGTTTTAGAGAGTAAACAAGAACCACAATCTTTAGATGTTAAAGCGGATAGAACTTTAAAATTGATGTCTAAATTAAATAATTTTTTAGACAGATAAAAAAAACCTTAATAACATGATAACTAAAAGGAATTTTTTGGTTAGTCATGTATATTTATTATAAAATAAACTTATGAGTGAGTCTATAATAGAAAAAGCGTTGCTCGAGGCGGAACAGTTGGAAGAAACTATGAAGTCTAATGCAAAAGAAATACTTTCTT